AATGACCTCCACAGGCTCGGGAATGTAGGCGACGATCTTGAACGGTAACCTTCCCCGTTGGTTCGGTCCGCGCTTACCAGTCCACCGAGAGTCCGACCATGAATCCGCCCGCATGATATAGAGCGGGTAGACCTGCCCGTCTGCGAGCTTGACCGCAGGCCGGGTGTGGCCGGGCACCGGGCAAGGACCGGGCGTGTGTTCGATCCAGCCTTCGAGATTGATCTCGGGCGTGATCATGCAGGCTCGGTCGCGAAGATGTAATCAACCTCACCGAACATCTGCTGCACCGCATCATCAGGAGCGCCGTGTTCGAGCATGTGGCGAATGCGCTTGGCAGCACCTTGGTGGGTGTTGTCCGTTGTGGACCACGACGACGAAAAGCACCACGACCATTCGGTGGAAGAAAGATCGAACACCCGGTCGGAGTAGTCGTCCCAGTTCTCGTAATCGGTAGCGGCGATCCCAGCCGTCGGGCCGTGACCAACAGCGCACGCTACCGTCCCGCAATCGCCGATGATGTTCGCGTCTGCCACCATATAGATGTAACGATCGTCCTTGCGAAGATAGCTCGCCATATCGAAATGCTCATAGCCGATCGGCAAAGCTTCGAGGTAGGTGGCGAGGGTTTCGAGGTTGGTGCGGTTCATTATGCAGGCTCCATATACTTGGCTGCGACCGTGAGGACGCCCTTCCAATTACTGGAGTCGAAGTGATACTGGAGTTCCGTCAGGTCGTCCAACTGTTCAGGGATGAACTCCACGAACGCCTTGATCCGCTCGCTGTTGATGCCGATATACTGAGGGAACTCCGGGTCTTCACGCACTTCCTTGGGAAGCAGGGTGCCGATGACGCACGGAGCCTTATAGGCTTCCACACCCATATGCGGCCGGCACTCGTCGAGGTGGGCTTGGGTGAGGTCGTTGAGGTCGATCTTGGTCTTCTGCATAGCTGTCTCCTGTTACTGTCAGAATGGCGTAGGACGATTCTTCCGGGTCGTCAAGATGCCTCGTGTGTCATATATTTCGAGGCGATCTCAACGACGGTCTCCCAATCGCTTTGATCGAAGGCTTCCTGAATGTCCGCCACATCATTGATCTGGTCTTCGGGGACAGTCACCGCTCCCTCAGCGATAAGGCGACCAATATCCAATTGGCTTACATGAAGGACACCGACAGGGTATTTGAACTCGCCCGGCCTGATAATGAGGGTTTCCATTATCGAACCCGTTTCGCGATCGACCACCAACCAGTCAGCCAGATATTCCCGATTTTCTTCCGTCAGGAGAGAACCAATAATACAAGGGCTTGCATAATCACAACTTCCCATGCAGGGTTTGGCTGCTTCCATTTGATCGGGTGTGAGGTTACGCAGATCAATAAGGATAGGGGTGTTCATACAGGGATTCCTTTCAACATCTTTTCGCGCCGGTGGGCTTCACGCTCGGCTTCCCAGATCGATCGGAACTTGAGAGGTTCGTCGCTGAACGCCGGGACGCGATCCAAGGTGCGAGCCTTGGCGCGGGCGTCCATGATCTGGAGGTAGCCTTCGGGGTTGGTTTCCTGCATCTGCCGGATCGAGCGAGTCGCATGACTGTCTGCCAGAACGGCCGGGCGGGTCTTGTCCACGAAGACCGGCTTGTTGTCGCGGGCGTTCCACAAGGTGAACGGCTTCTTCTCTCCATTCATGTAAGGGTTGAACTCGATGTTGAAGTTCTCGGTCCGGCCAACCACGATGTCATCTTCCTTCCACGAGATCACATCATCCTCAGGCGCGTTCAGGAAGAGTTCCAGTGCGAAGTCGTATGCATCAGCCCAGCGGGGGAAGATGCGGATGGTGCCGTCGTCGTGGCGCACCGGCTCTTCACCGATCAGGACAGAGCATTCACCCTTCTGGTGGCGGAAGGGGGTCTCATCAGCCGGGCGACCGTCGGCCTTCTTGCGGCCAACAGCCTTCTTCTCGCCCGGATAAGAGGTGCATTGCCACACCTGCGCATAGGGGTTGGCAGCAATACAGGTGAAATGATAGGTGGAAAAGGCTTCGACCTTTGCTTTGGGCGGACGGCCGCGCCGCTTCTTCTCACCCTGTAAGCTGGATGCCGACGGCAGCGCTGTCACGATATGAAGGGCCCGGTCGGCAGGATGGGCCTTGAGCCAGCGCTTGGTAGCGTCCATAGCGATCTTGAGTGCGGCGTCCATGGTCGGCGCGTAACGGTTCAGTGTGGATGCTGTGCGGCGATGCGCGCCGGCGAACCACGGCATGGGGTGGTCAACGGTCTTGGAGGCAGCACGAACGAAATGGATGCCATCACTCCAGATGGCGATCGGAGTCTGTCTCGAAAGGGAGCCTCGGCCTGTCATCACGCGTTATCATGCCTCTTGGTGTTGTGTCAGCGGGAATCAGGTCGTAACAACGACAAGCCAGCATGTCAGAGGGTATAGTGAGACTGTCGGAAAATGTCAAAAAGTTTCGTAGTCGAAAAATCGTGATGTTTCATTGGCTTATCGTCGGGATGTTATTTTTACGAGATTATTTCATGTTTAGATGGCGGTGAAACGTGATGGCGTGATGCCGAGATGGTTGTGATGGGTTGGATGCGATGAGAACGCGTGATGTGGGTGTTTTGCACTTCTAAAAACTTAAATTTGCAAACTTTCTTGAGCTTTTTCAACTATATGAGACCAGATACTGAGATGTTCTATCTTATTCCCCACGTTCGCTGGTGAATCCGGGAAGCCCGATCGGTGGTGTCTGGGGCCTGTCAGCCGGTGGTGTCTTCCTCTGTTTATTACCTTTTTAATAAATAAAGTATATATATATACACAGATAGGGGGACTGGAGCCCTGCACCCCAGCATGGCTGCGGGTCTCAGTGATTTCGACTTTCTGAGATATTTCTAAAACTTTTTCGTTCTCTAATGTTTTCAACACCTTACTCAAATCACCTCGATCAGTGACATTCTCGCTTGACACTACGCCCATTCTGACTGATCAGTGGGCATCAAAACGAGCCAAGGAGTCGCTCAATGACGCTTACTGGATACCGGCTGGCCGGCACCGCCAAGACAGCCCCACCAGACTACATTCCTTCCCTGATCGGGATCGATCCCCAACAGGTAGGTCCGGCCGCAACCGACACCTACTTCGAGCAGATCAACCTCCCCGCCTCTGCTATTAACCTTAACACCGCTGCGCTGACCCGATGGGTCTCATACGACAGCCTGCCTCTGAAACAACGGGACCCAATCGTTGCAGTGAAGGCGGCTGGTGCTGATTTCTACATCCCCTTGAGCGAACTGGTCGCCATGGTCAAAGAAAACGGCACGCCCACCGGACAACTCATCGTCGATGGGCTCTTGAAGCTGGTGCGCTGATGACGAACCTCAGCACCATCGAACTGATCCAGATCGCGAACGAAGCGCAAGTCCTCCGGCGGATGTCGATGGACGAGACAACTCGGGTGGTCGTGGATCACATCCCGGCCCGGTCGAGTATGTCGATCGCCCGCGAGCGTGGTGAAGATGACGTGGAACTGGAAGCCTATGTCCCCGAAGTCATCACTCTCACATTCACCTTAGCTGATGCAACGTTCGGGGAGGCGATCTATGTGGCGCTGACCTGTAACAACCGCGTCATCGTTCATCCCTTTCTCTGGAGTGGTTATGCACACCTCGGCACCGTCAGCATCGCAGTCTCGCAACATTAAGCTCGAAACCGAGCGCACGGCCCTTCGTCAGTTGTTCTGGAAAGAGGATGTCATGGCTCAGATGCGGGCTACAAATTCCGCCGCTGTCCGGCTGGACATCCCCCACACCATGTCGCCTCAAGAACTCATGGAAATGGTGTTCGGCTCCGGACCTGTCTGCCGCTACCCGGATGATCATGTCACCTTCATGATCGCGGCTTTCGACATCGGCGACGAAATGTGGGGAGGCGTGTCAGCCGCGTTGAACTACGCCGCCCCTGTCCGCATCATCGAACCGTTTCTCATGCCCGATCGCACAGTCTCTGGCATCCCGCTCTTCAAGGAAGAACTCTGAATGTTCTCATTCCCGGTGACCGTCCCGGTCCGCAAAAACGAATCGATCTTCCCCATCATCGTCAGTGTGAATTGCGATGATGTGCTAGTCGTCAAGCCCCTACTTGACAAAGAACCACCTTTTGGTGTAGAGTCTGCTTCTTCTGACATGATACCCCTCACGGAGATATTGTTTCAGGATGGGCGGAAGCTGCCTGTCTTGGAAAATCACGAAATCATCTGTGGCTATCTCGACGCCTACCTTGCGCTCGAAGAGTTCTACACCGATCCTATGTTCGTTTGCGAAGAGGAAGTGGTGGAGGATATGGCTGACCGAGGGGATAATGTCGTTCCTCTGTTCGGCTCCAGAAAACCATGCGATACATCGGAGGGATCGACCCCGGATTGACCGGGGCTTTAGCGGTCCTCGACTTCCAAGACTTCCTCCTGCATTTGTGGGACACACCAGTCAACATCACAAAGGTTGGCGACAAGCTCCGCAAGCGCTGCGACCCGTCCGCTTTCGCGGATGCAATGGCGCACTTCCCTCTCGACTACGCTACGATCGAAAACGTCCAGTCCCTACCCAGCGACGGTCACGTCGGTGCCTTCACCTTTGGTAAGGTTACCGGGATCGCGATTGGTGTAGCGGCTGGTCTCGACATCCCACTCGCCTCGGTCGCCCCTGCGAAGTGGAAGATGCAAATGCAGGTGCCGGCCGACAAGAAGGCTGCCAAGCACCGGGCGTCCCAACTATTCCCTCATTGCACGTCCGGCTGGTCCCGCGAAATGGACCATGGCCGGGCCGAAGCTGCAATCATCGCACTCTACACCGCGATCGTCGCCGGGCTCCAGCCCACCCAACCCTTCCAACTTGGTCTCATCAACGGGACCCTACCCAAACGGAAATAGGCCATGTCCCGAAATGAAAGAAACCCCGACAAACCCCAAGGCTATTTGAACAAGAAGCAGGAACTCTTCTGCAAGTTCATGGCCGAAGGTTGTAACCAACTGGATGCCTACACCAACGCTGGTTACGAGCCTTCATCGGCGAATGCATCGACCATGGCTAACAAGCCACTGATTAAAGCACGGATCGAAGAACTGAAACAACAGGCGGAACGCCGTGAGCTTGAGTTTCAAGTCATGCGACGTGAAGCCGCTGGTGCCCCGGAAAAACTGGTGGAGGTCGCTGAATGGACCATGCAACGCGTCATGGACATGATGGCCGAGAACGTCAAGCTCGCCCAGATCGCCGGTGAATACCGGGCCGCCAACGAAACCTTCAAGATGATGGGCGAAGCCCTCAATATGTTCAACAAGGCAAAAGCAGATGCAGATCAAAGAAACTCGTCGGGAGCGAAAAACACGCTTGCTCTCATCGAGCAAGTCACTAACGTCTTTACAGAGGCGAGTGGAGGAGGCGATCCATCAGAACAGAACGCTCTCCGACCAAGACTGGCACGCTCTGGTAACACTGACGCAAACGACTGATCTCGATCTACAGATAGAACTTCTTGAACAAGTCGTTGAGCAGGTCAATGATCTTCTCGAAGAGGTCTGGATCGAACTTGCCCGAGAAAGCTACCATGACTTCTACGAGTTCATGGAGCGGGAAAATCAGTATGAAATGAGCCCGCACCAGAAGCTGATCGGCGACCTTCTCATGTCGTCGGCCAGCAAGGAAACCATGCGGTTCATGCTTTCACTACCACCGGGCCACTGTAAGTCAACCCATTCGTCGCACTACTTCCCAGCGTGGTGGTTCGGTAAGATCGGGACTAAGCAACGCTTCCTGCAAGCAGGTCACAGTCAGGACTTCGTTGCCAAAGAAATTGGCGCGAAGGTCCGGCAAATAATCCAGTCCGAAGACTACCAACGTATCTTCCCCGATGTCGTCATCAAGCACGACATGCGGGCGATGGACTATTGGGCTCTCACAAACGGACGCGGGAAATACGTGGGAAAAGGGGCCGGGCAGGGTATTTCCGGTTTCCGTGGCAACTACGGTATGGTCGATGACCCCTACAAGAGCCGGAAGGACGCAGAAAGTCCAACAATTCGTGACAGCGTTTTCAAATGGTATTCCGATGACTTTTCAACGCGTTTGCTCCCCGGTAGTCCTTTAGGGATTATTATGACGCGCTGGCACTCTGATGACCTTTGCGGAAGGATCACCGAACGCGAAGAAAAGGAAGCCCGCGAAGAAGCAGAAAAGTTGGAAGCATCACTATCGAAACAACTCGTTGAAAAACTTGAAGAACAACAAGGAAACAACAAAAAATACCGCTTTGAGATCATTAACCTTCCAGCAATTTGTGAAAGTGAAGACGATCCTCTAGGTCGGGCGGTCGGCGAAGCACTTTGGCCCGAGTTATTTACGCTCGACGCGCTGGAAAATCTCAAAGCTGACATGACTCCTTCGTCATGGAACTCGCTCTACCAAGGGACCCCCATGGACGTGAGCGGGGGTGCTGTCGAGTCGGCATGGTTCCAGCGCTACGACCGGGCTCCCAGCCGAGGCGATGCCGAGAAGGGCTTGAAGAACGAAGTCCGGCGCTGCGTGGTATCGGTGGACGCCGCCAACACCGCGAAGGAGCGATCCGACTTCACGGTCATCACGGTCTGGTATGAGGACTTCAACAAGCGCCACTATCTGATCGATGTGGTGCGGAAACAGATGGAGTTCACCGAAATGTCGGCCGAGATCGCCCGCGTCTGTAAGCGATACAACGCCGATGCGCTGCTGGTCGAAGCGAAGGGCAACGGCTTGGCCTATTGCCAGTTGAAGAAGGACGGCGGCGCTCCGGCTCCGCTGATCGCGATCGAAGTCGGTATCTCGACCAAGGAGTTCCGCTTCGACGAAGTGACTCCCATGATCGAATCCGGCTCAGTCTTCCTTCCGAACCAAGCGACTTGGCTCGCCGACTACGAGAAGGAACTGGTTGCGTTCCCGAACGGCAAGCGAGACGACCAAGTGGACAGCACCTCGCAGTATCTCAAGTGGGCGCGGCAGAAGGGCCGGCGCGGGACGAAGAAGCTCGGAGGCACTGGAAATCGCCGATAGGGGACCCTTTTCCTACAGAACAGGGGCCGCGTTAACCTTAACAAACGAGGATTCCGGCCGTTAACCATTTTCGTTAAGGTTAACGAAACGAGGATTCCACCCGTTAACCATATTCGTTAAGGTTAACGGATTCACTCCACGCGTTAACCTTAACAAATTGCACTTCTTCGTTAACCTTAACAGGGACCCCATGCTCCACGGCATCGGGGTCCCTTTTCACATTACGTCCGGGACCTTCACCCACACATCGCCGGCCGGGCCCCTGAGCCTCAGCACATAGGCCGGGGGGTCCCTTTTTCCACGACCTCCGGGACCCTAAGCGTCAGGATATAGGCCGGGGTCTTGATTTACGATTTCTTCCACCGATCGACACCCATCTGGCTGCCAACATACGACCAAACCGGCATACCCTCGCTCTCCAGCCGCTCCAGAGCCGGGTTAGCCTCGCTCTCCAGCCCCGTGAGAGCGAGGCTAACCCGGCTCCCATCACGCCCAACAACCGACCAGCCAAGCCGGCGACCAGCCGACCCCACCGAGGGCTTGAACTTAACTTCCAAAAAGATTTCGCGTAGATATTGGAAGTTAAGGGTGGAAAAACTCGTGTAATAACAACACCATCGATCTAAAGTTCCAGATCGCCCGATAAGCAATTTAACAATGAGGCTGACTGCCGAGGTGGAGCCCCCTCAGAGACCCCGACAGTATGGATGACGGTCATTTTAACCCACCCCTGCCTAAACTTGCGAAAGGAGTCTTTTGGAAGATAATTTTGGGGCCATTTTGGCCCTTAAATGCTTGTTTTTGCCGCATTTTTGTTAAAATGTCGGTGAAAAATGGCCGATTCAGTGAAAATGGCGGTGATTCCGGGCCGTTTTAAGCCCTCTCAGCGTCATTCTGGCTGATCCAGCGGTCACCGAGCCCGGTCAAGCCTGCTGGAAGCTCCAGCGGCTCCCAGCTTCGGCTCAGCCATGTTCGATCGACTTTATGGATCGAGGCCATTTTGCTTTGCTATGGATCGAGGCCATTTTATGGATCGAACTCATTTTATGGATCGAGGCCATTTTGCCGGCTGCTATGGATCGAGGCCATTTTGCCGGCTGCTATGGATCGAGGCCATTTTGCTATGGACGAAGGCCATTTTGCCTGCGCGGCGCGAGACCCCTCCCGGAGGCCACTTCCGCGCCGGCTGCCGGTAAGGTTAACCGACGTTAACCTTTCTCCACCAGTAAGGTTAACAAAATCGGTCAATTTGTTAAGGTTAACAGCGCGTTAAGGTTAACGAACCCCTAATTTACCCCTCGTTAACCTTAACGAATATGGTTAACGGGCCATTAACCATGTTTGTTAACGTTAACGGCGAATTAAGGTTAATATGTGGAGCGATTTCGTTAAGGTTAACAGATTCGGTGCATCCGTTAACGTTAACGAGGTCTCCCCTCCCCGTTAACCATCAAAGTGGAAAAAGTGCTTGACCGAATCGGCTGGGTCTGCGACTCAGAATGCACGGCGAATCACCGCCGCTAGGAGACGACCGAATGCCTTTGAAACCCGACGCCGCCGCCCGTAAGGACGCACTAGGGGCGAATCACCCTGCAACCCTCCAACATCGGCACTTCGCCGTAATCGCTGGAATCCTCGCCAACCTCGACCGGGACAGCCTCGGCTTGACGCAAGGCCAGCACCAGAACATCGCGGAAGACTTCGCGGATGGCCTCGCCAACACGAATCCGAAGTTTGACCGCAAGCGATTCATGGTCGCCTGCGGCTTCGCGGCCCCCTGATGGGGTGTCTCGACGCTATCGCCCGGTTCTTTCTGGGCATCTTTCTGCTGATCCTTGCAACTGGGCTGGCCTCGTGCCAGCCCCTTTTCTTTCGGTAACCATTCGTTAAGGTTAACAGATTGGCCCTAGACGTTAACCATTAAAGTGGAAAAATTTGTCGAAATAATGCTTGACCGAATCAGCGAATCACCCTAGACCAACTATCGGAATGACCCACCGGCGGGCCGCTCGATGACGGGGCGGATGGGAGGGAGAGCCGGAAGCACCCGCAAGGCTGCGACCGGCGATAGCCCGCCAAATAAACCAACTGGAGACAGACCATGCCGCTTAATAAAGACACCAAAGAAATCTGGGTATTCCCCGGAGAGGTGACAAACCTCGAATGCTACAACGGACAAGCTACCCTAGGGCAGCGCGAATGGCAATTCAGTGACGGCCCGGATGGCACGCAGTCTTGCAGCGAAGACTTCCTTGACCTTGCCGAAGGACTCAAGGAATACTCAGGCTACACCATTCACATGGAACAGCCGAAGCGCCAACCGGACCCGCGCCTTCCCTATTCACTGGCGCTTCTCGAAGTGCGAATCGTTCTCGAAGAAGCGATGAAGAATTACGAGGCGGACCCGGCGCAAACAATCGGCGCTCACGTCCACGAAATTCTGAATCAGCTTCATCAGGAAAACGAAACTAAGATCGATGCCGACCAGACCCGCTATCTGATCGACCGAGGCTGGGCCAGTCTGACGGAAGACGGCTGGTGGAACGTCCCGGCACACATCAACGGCGAAACGCTCTACTACGGCCACGCTAACGCGATGGAACTGCAAGAGTGGTTCGGTTAAGGATCGGCGGGCTCCGGCTCGCCTTTCTTTTGTCCTTTACCTCTCGTTAACGTTAACGCGGCGGTGTAATTTGTTAACCATCAAAGTGGAAAAAGTGCTTGACCGAATCACTTGAGCCGCCTAGAAACGAATCAGCAATGCAGGGCGCGACTCGCACCGGGCAGCTACAAACGGAGACAGACCATGCCGGAATTTTTGATCGAATACACGAAGACCGAAGTCACCCGCGAACGGGTGTGGATCGAAGCCGACTCGCCTGCTGAGGCGCTGCGGATTGTCGAAGAATACGAATTTGACAACTCGGAAAGCTACGAAGTCGATTCGCTGCGCTGGGAAATCAGCGACGCGGAAGTGCAGGGCGAGACGCCGGACGAAGATGATCCGGAACCGGACGAAACGGAACCGAACGCCTTGCCAGTCGCTATCACCTGCGACCGTGGCGACACCATCGAAGTCGTTCACCGGACCGCCACCATCGCCGAGGCGGAAGAATGGATTAGCGTTGGCCTTGCCGACGGTTTCCTTGACGAAAACGACGTTGACCAAGGCCGCTACGGAATCGACGCGCCGGAAGAAATGGTTAACCCATGAGCCGGGCCATCGCAATCCTGATCGACCCGCAAGGCGAAGAATGGTTCATGGCTTACGGGCCGAAAACCAAGCTTCGCGACAAGGCGAGCCGCTACATCAGCGCCGAAGTGGCGATGAAAGCGGCGCGGGCGATCATATTCGGACACCCGGATGCGTTCTGGAATAGCGAGCGCCAGCACGCCGAAAACACCCGGCGGGAACACAAGGGCTGGTCCTACCGAATTGAGGAAGTGCCGGACCACGACCGCAAGCGGGAAGGTTTCAGCGTGGCACGTTATCAGGCCGGGACAAGCGTCTACCACTATCACGCAATCGGCGGGGGTTTCACCACGGAAGAGGGCCGGGCCGTTCTATGGCCCACCCGCGCCAAGGCGCTGGAAATAGCGCAAGGCACTGTCAGGCCGGAAGGCTGGAACGTTTGCGTGCAAGACTACTGAGATCGGCGGGCTCCGGCCCGCCTTTCTTTTGCCGGTAACTAATCGTTAAGGTTAACGCATCGGTGTAAATTGTTAACCATCAAAGTGGAAAAAGTGCTTGACCGAATCACTTGAGACACCTAGAAACGAATCACCACAACGGAGACGACCAATGCAAAAGACCTTTCAAGTTTACAACGATCCCGGCCACGGCTGGTGCAAGGTGCCGCTCGCAGTCATCGAAGCGATCGGCCTGACTGAGGGACACTTTTCGTCCTATAGCTACCGCAACGGGGACGCGCTGTTCCTCGAAGAGGATTGCGACCTCGGCACCTTCGCAAAGGCTTTCACTGAAAAGACGGGCTCGCCGCCCTCTTTCAAAGATAACTACTGCAACGGACGCAGCCGCATTCGCAGCTTTGCGTCGGTCCGCTCGGGCGAAGGTTATGCAGCCATCGCAGCCGCAAGGGGATATTGACATGGGAGACTTGCTTGACCGTTGCCTTGCCCGTCCGGGGAAAAACTACGGACCCGGCTACGGCTTCGCCCTTGCCTATCTTGACGACAAGATGAACCCCGCTCACTTGCGGGACGGCGCTTGTCACATGGTCGGCAAGGCATATGGCCCGCACGGCTGGGCTGAGGCTCGCAAGAGTCCTGATCTGGCGGCATTCGTGCTTGCATACAGCGAAGCGGAATGCTTCGAAGACTTCGCAATCGAAGCGGCGCAATTGCTGCTCGAATGGGGAATGCGTGGCGATCCGGACGCCGCCACCGTGCTTCGCCTTTGCGGCCATCCGGGTTATTGAGAGAGGGGCTTCGGCCCCTTTCTTTTGTCCTTTACCTGCTGTTAAGGTTAACGCATAGGGGTAATTTGTTAACCATCAAAGTGGAAAAAGTGCTTGACCGAATCAGCGAATCGCCCTAGCAAGGAATCACCGCAATCAAGCGGCTGGAGACAAAACAATGACCACTCGAATCAACAAGGGCCGCGACGGTTGGCAGGCCAAGACTGAAACCGATCTGCCCGGCCTCACCCTGACGGAAGGTGAAAAGACGAAGCAAGGGGTTCTGACTATCAGCACCCGCAAGACTTCGCGTGGCCTCGAAACCGGCGTCAGTGTCGCTTTCCGCGACGGCATGTTCCTGACGCATCGTCTTTACGAAGACTTCAACGCCCGTTATGCCGCCAGCACCGCACGCTGCACGGAAAAGGCGATCCGCTCTATGCATGACGAAGCGCTCGCCAATCTGGAAACCCTCAAGGGCCATGCATACGCCCACTATGGCATGACTGCCCCGGTGGAAAGCGAAGCGGCATGATCGAGCGCGATCAATTCTTCGACATGTTGCAACGCGTCGCCAATGACGGCGTTTGCGGCCAGCCCCGGCCCTATTCGGGCCGGGCCATGTATGGCAAGCAGTGCATCGCAGTGTCCGGTGATTATCTGGACGAATGGGCGCTTGCCGTCGCGCTGGGGCACCAGTGCCGTTGCTGGGGACTTGACGTTCGCGATCTGCCTTCGCCGGACAGCGATTCGCTTGGCCGAGGCCGCGTCCTCTATTGGCCGCAATACGAATGGCCGGACGACCAGCCCGAACCGGCGGACGAAGACGAAGACTAAGGGAAGGCGGGGCAACCCGCCTTTTCTTTTGTTCTTTACCCGGCGTTAAGGTTAACGAAGAGTTACGATTAAGTGGAAAAAGTTCTTGACCGAATCAGTTACCTACCCTAGAACGAATCATCGCATTAAGCGATTGGAGACAGACCATGCTTATGAACCCCTCTGTAAATATCAATGGCACCAGCCGCGAGGCTCTTGTCGATGCCCGCCGGGATGCCTTCGAAGCGATCCACGCCGCCATGAATGCGCTTCGCGAAACCATGCCCCATGGCCGCGATTACGTGGGCCGGGCGCATCAATTCTCGGTGGACCGGGCGATCTACATGGAACGGCACGCCGTCCTGTCGAAGCTGTCCGAAGACCTGATGGACGAAGCGCTCGCGATCCAGAATGCCGGGGCACGGGGCGCTGTGGTATGACCTACATTCATCACGAAACATTCAGCAGCCCGGAAGCCGATGAGAACGAAAACGAGCGGACGCCGAGAAACGCGCAATGGAATATGAGAGAGGGGATTAGGCCCCTCTTTCTTTACCGGAAACCACACGTTAACCTTAACAGACCAGCCGAACTCGTTAACCATCTGTGTGGAAAAAGTGCTTGACCTAATACAGCGACTCGCCTAGAAACGAATCACTTGAAACGGAGACAAGACCATGAAACTTTTCCCTGATGCCGCCGCCCTCGAATCATCCGGCTATCTTTTCCGGATCACTGACAACGGCGGCGAAACCTTTGACAGAATCACCGTCACGTTTTGCGATGGCGACGCGCTCGTTTGCACGCTCGGGACCATTTGCGCCCACGTTGAACGGGTTGACGTTCAAGTTGACGCAGAAGCCGTCGAATCCGGCGAGGCGCGGGACTTGCGCTGGATTGATCTGGACCCCGGCCTGCAATCGCGCATCCTTGCCGATCTGAATAACGGCTTTGCGGATTATATCGAAGCCGCGCCCGCAGCCGCGACTCGGGACGAAGCCCGCGACTGGGAAGGGCTATGGGATCACTACAGTGATAAACGTTCGCCGATTTATAAGTTGGGGGATTATTATCGCATCCGCGATGATGAGCGCGACAATGAAAACGACGATGACGATGACGCCTTTGAGACGCCAGCATTCGCTACGTTCCGGGACGCCTTATTCTACATGTTGCCAACCGACTATGACTTGAGCGGCCCGGAATATCACACCACGGTCGATCTCTGGGATACCGAAGGGGGACCGGCTGAACCTTGGGAAAAGGAACAGGATTGCGGTCAATGCGAAGGCACCGGCACAATCGAAGGCGGACCGGGCGGTGATGGGGAGGATGAGGAATGCCCCGTCTGCGATGGGAAGGGCAAGCAGGGATAAACTAGGCGGGCTCCGGCCCGCCTCTTTTCCCGGTAACCCGGCGTTAACCTTAACAAATCGGACTAAGTTGTTAACCATCAAAGTGGAAAAACTACTTGACCGAATCACTTGTGCCGCCTAGAAACGAATCACCGCAATCAAGCGGTTGGAGACTTGACCATGCCTAAGTGGCAATACAGTGGCGACCTTGATCTGCGAGAGGGCGGATTCTTCTGGCTGGACAACGGCGATGAAGACTGGGTGGCAGCCGTAAGCGTGACCCCTTGCAGCAGCGCAAGCGGGCCTGACAATCTGTTCTATATCGAGTCGGGCTCGATCTACTTTGCCCGCGATAAGTATGCTGACTATCTGTCAGTGATCGGCATGGAACCGGAAGACGCGACTCGCGAAGACGTGATCTACGCCGCGCACGCCTATGCTGGAATCGAGCGGGACCACGAAACGGTCGTCCGAATTGGTAAGGACGAAAGAGCGTCGGACCCTTGGCGGTGGAACGATTCGGGGTGGAACCCGGAACCCGATGTAGTGCTGCGCGGTAATGCGAGCCTGCAACGTTGGGTTGAACGCGAGTATCTGTCATGAACGCCGATGCAATCGAAGCGGAAGCCGCCGCAATCGCCCAAGCCGTTGCCGAGCGTAAGGCCCGGCCCTATCAGGCCGATGACAAGGCCCTAGTGGCGGCCTACCTTGCCGCCTCTGGTGTCGCGGGCTCACGCTCTTGGGAGATAACCCCGGAAGCGTTGGACTTGCCCTACCCTGTGTGGGCGGCCATCCGGGCGGCCTACTTCGAAGCCGCGTGCAAGTGGAAGCGGGAGTCCGGCGCATAGCCGGGCTCTTTCCCGGTAACCATCCGTTAACCTTAACAAGTCGTTACCACTAAGTGGAAAAAGTGCTTGACCGAATCGCTTGCGTCACTTAGAAACGAATCAGTTGAAACGGAGACAGACCAATGCCTGAATTTCAAATGGATAAAGAGGGAACCGTCAATGGGATGGTTTTCGCCGATCTCTCCATGATCTTTCAGGGTTACGTGGAAGCGATGCTTTTCACGGAAAACTCGCCCGGCAATAGCATGGTCGATTGGCTGGATGATGAAGTGCAGGCAGGCTTGCGGGAAGGCACCATTGACGGCTGCATTCCGGAAGATGCGGGCTGGGGTGATATTCACCCCGAATCGGCTGAGCGGATGCAACTCGATTGCCTTAACTTCGAAGTGCAAGCCCGCGATCTACTGGCGCAAGCCTATGAGCGCGACTATGACGCGGCGCAAGCGGGCCGGGATTTCTGGTTCACTCGCAACGGTCACGGCGTCGGCTTTTGGGACCGCAAGGAACTGGAAGCGGACGGGCTGGGGGATGCTCTCACCACCATCGCCGAGTCGTTCGGGCAAGTGTATGTCGATTTCATCGCAGACCCTGAAAGCCCGACCGGTTACGGTTACGTCCACGTCTGAGAGGGGAGGGGCCTTGCGCCCCTCTCTTTTTGTCCGGTAACCTATCGTTAAGGTTAACGTGCCGGCCGATCTTCTTAACCATCAAAGTGGAAAAAGTGCTTGACCGAATCACTTGGGTCACCTAGAAACGAATCAGTTGAAACGGAGACAGACCATGCAAACAGCTATTGAACGCCTCAAGGAAGCCGCCAAGGACTCATTCATGAAGCCGCAATCCTACATGGGTGCGGACATTCAGGAAGCGATTATGGAAGCCGGGCTCGATCTGGAAGACGACAAGATTTATGCACGCCTCTCGGCTCCGGGCTATCTCGATTGCACTGATTGGAGCGGTCCCTTCGACACCACGGAAGAGGCCGCACAAGCCTTGCTGGACCTCTACTTCGAAGATTGAGAGTAGGGGCTTCGGCCCCTCTCTTTTTGCCCGGTAACCAGCCGTTAACCTTAACAGCGTGGTAACTAAGTGGAAAAACTTCTGGACGAATTGGCTTGCGAATCACCTACGACTCGCCTATCAAGAGTTCAGCGCAATTCCGCGCTTGGAGACGACCAAATGTCATCACCTTTCCTACCTTCGGTGCAAGAGCAACTACAAGCTCGCCGCGACGAATCGGACGACGGCTTCGCCTGCGTTCATATCGATACCTGTCTTTCATCCTTTCTGAATGACCACCACAATCGCGATGGCGAATTGCTGCTGGGCGCAATCGTCTTCGGCGATACTTCCATCGGTGAAGTCAAGAACGAACTGCTGAGCGAGTTCGACTCGGTGGCTTACGATCTGGCTGGTGAGCGTGCTGGCTATGACCACGACAAGGCTCGGAAAGCGATCCTGCGTGCGTTTGTGGACGTTCATCCCATGGAACTGGACCGGAAAGCTTTCGATCCTTCGCTGGATTTCCGCGACGAAGAGGACGACGGCTTCGGCTGCGAGGAATACTGTCAAGCGTGGTTCCTCATTACGTGGAACGTTCCGGAAGAGGAGGACGAGACATCGGATTGATCGACGCACTCGCCCGCCTAGGTGTGGGCGTCCTCTTCCTTATCCTTGCAACTGGGCTGGCCGCGTGCCAGCCCCTTTTCTTTTGGTAACCATTCGTTAAGGTTAACAACAAGTGGAGTTCGGTGGAAAAAGTTCTTGACCAAATCGCTTGCACCGCCTAGAAACGAATCAGTTGAAACGGAGACAGACCAATGATCAAAGCAGCAGCAGATTTCAGCCACATCCGCCCGGACGAAGTAGCTGAGTGTTGGGATGGTGTTGACGCCGTTCCCGGCCTTTACAGCGCCCTTTGGGGTTGTGTGAACGATTACAAGGCCCCGTCGCCGGAAGTATCGGAAGAGCCCTGCCACGGTATGGATTCGGTCGCTGACTTCTGGGATCGGTTCTCGGATGATCACAAAGAGGCGCTTAACGCCCTCTGCGAACGGCACGCTGAGTTCTGGACCGGCCACGAGGAGTATTGAACATGAAGCTATTTTTCGTTGCTCACTTCAACGGCGAAAACTACGACTTGTTCGTGGTTGCCAACACGGTGGCGGAAGTGACTCAAGTCTGGCGAGACCATTACGAAATGCCGGACGAAACGCCCGAAATGATCTTCAAGGTAGCTGGCGCGAGCCCGGTCGGATCACGGGAAGAGCCCCATGCCTTCGAATGGCACGGGGTCAATCTCCCACGGGTTGGCGGCTCTCGACCGGCCAACCCGCGCTGAGGGGAGGGGCTTTGGCCCCTCTCTTTTTGTCTGTAAAAATTCGTTAAGGTTAACAGCCCGATAACCACTGGAAAAATAAATGGAGAAAGTGCTTGCGTGAATCGAATCACCGGCCTATTACCGAATCACCGGCACGGAGCCGGAAGGAGAAAGACCATGCAAGACGCCTCACTTTTCAAGCGCCGCGAAACGACCTTCAACGGCGGCGAATCGACCACTGGGGTTTACATCCCCAAGCAGACCGTCACGATCGGGCGGTGTGTTGATGAAAACGAAGACATCTGGACCGTCACAGACGTGAACGGCAAGACCCACCGGGTTGATGGATGCGAGTTGCACCCGCACCCGGAATCCGCGCTGACCAATGTCGAGTTCATGAATCTGGTCATGACGTGGTGCAAGACCCCGTTGATGCACGCCTTCATCTTTCAGGCGCTGGATCAATACGCCAAGGCTGTCGTCAAGGCAGACGTGGCGACGCTCGAAACCCCGTTCATCGCTGGGGCGGCGTGGCAGGAAACGGCCCGTGAATATATGGGCTTCGCTGTCGCCCGTGAATACGTGGAGAAAGAGCGCCACAAGGAATTGACTCCGGCCGATTGAGCCTTCGGGCTCTCGGCAGAGGGGCAGGGTTTGGTCGCCCTGCCCCTCACCTTTTTCTGGTAGGGACCCGTTAACCTTAACAAATAGGGGTGGGTTGTTAATCGTGGAAAAAGTGCTTGACCGAATCAGTGGATAATGGCACCAACGAATCACCACAAAGGAGACAGACCATGCGAATCACTTACGAAATTGTGACCCCGGAAAGCGCCGAACAAGGCGACGCCGAAGAACGGGGATTCGTCCTTCCGGCTCGTTTCTTCCATATGAAGGTATCAATCGAACAGGTCGATGAACTGGATGACTCAGACTTGGAGTGGAGCTTGCGGGACGCTGAACAATACCTAGGCCGTAATGGCATGGAGGATTCCGGTCGCTGGTTTTCCACAATTGACCCGGACCGCGATTATCAAACAGGTGCTGAAACCTATGAATCGCTGCACCCGTCGGACAACATCACACCGGCAAGCTACGAACGCCTTGCGCGTATCTTTTGCTGGGATCGCGACCCTCGACAGTTGCGAAGCTGATGGGCTGCCTTGACGCCGTGGCCCGGCTGCTGCTGGGTGTGTTCTTACTGATCATCGCCGCCGGGGTTGCATCATGCACCCCGGCATTTTTCTTTCTGGTAACGGTTCGTTAACCTTAACAGAAGTGTTTCACTTGTTAACCAACTTTGAAGTGGAAAAAGTGCTTGACCGAAACAGCGAATCACCCTAGACCGGGATCACCAACAACGGAGACAAACCAAATGAGCGAACACGCAATCAGCAATGCACGGGGCTGGCTCTCGACAATCGTCGGGGCGATGGCCGCGCTGGAAGCCCTGAACGACGGAGCCGAATCGGCTGAGTTCGACGGGGAGACCTTCACCGACCCGGACGACGTGCAGAACCGGATTCAGGAAATGCCGCTTTCCGTGGAAGTGCGCGACGGATGGCGGGCACCGGGCGGCGAATCGGAGCCGGAAGAGTTCGCGATTCTGCTCTCGACCGGCGGACCGGCCTTGCGGGTATATGGTGACATCGGCGGCGAACCTTTCTTGCAGTGGCAGGACTGGGGCACGCCGTGGACCACCTACCATGACACCACCGAACAGGAAGACGAGGCCCTGCAAGCCTTTGTCGGAATGTTCTATCTCGGCGAATAAGGAAAGGCGGGGCAACCCGCCTTTTTCTTTGGGTGTAAACATTCGTTAAGGTTAACGGAATCGGTCTATCGTGTTAACCATTCTTCAAAGTGGAAAAAGTGCTTGACCGAATCGCTGGAAAATGCGAATCAGGGTTTACCGGAAGAGACCGGAAAACAGGAGACAGACCATGAAGACACTTTTTGAAATCCCGACCCGTGGCGATGACATGACCATGCCGGGCGGCATCGCGCTGCGCTACAACGAAAACCGCGAAGAGTTTGTGGTCCACAACTACAACACCGACCGGGAGACAGGCACCGAACGCAATTACTTTGGTGGCGGCTACTACTGCTCGGGCACACCGGCGGAACGTCTGAGCGGGGCCATGGCAGACCTCAGCAAGCGGGTTGCACGTCAGAGCAATTACGATCTGGGCGGCTCCATTGATGTGGAAGCTTTGACCGGGCTCCATGCCCGGCTCTACGCCATCTAATACCGGGACCCGGCACCCTGAGAACAGGGGCCGGGTTTCCAAACACCGGCGGGACCCGGCCCACTGAGAACAAGGGCCGGGTTTCCAAATTGGTAACCAATCGTTAAGGTTAACAAATTGATGAAATGAGTTAACTATTAAAGTGGAAAAAGTGCTTGACCGAATCGCTGGGAACGGGCAAACGAATCAGGCGCACTCAAGCGCAGGAGACAGACCAATGCCCAAACTTTACAATGCGGACATTAGCATCACCGCGACCGCCTATGTGATCGCTGAGAACGAAGACGACGCACGGGAAAAGATTAGCGCCCTTCAAGGGGACTACATCGAATTTTCCGACCGCCGCCAGCAAGTGGCAGACGACCTGTTCGTGACCGGCGAAACCTATGGCCCTGATATGCCGAAACTGTCGCTGAGCCCTGCTATGACCATCAACCACAGCGCGACTCGCCCCTATGTCTGTCTGGTGCAGGAACTGACCGGCGAAGAAGAGGATGTAGGATGATGCACGAAGCCAATCAATCCCGGATCGACTGGGCAAAGAACGCCCTCGATACCTTCACCATCGAAACCTATGGCGGACGGCCTTACTCGACGCTTGAAGCGCAATGCGCCGACTGCGAAGAAGGTGAGGGTGACGACTACACGGCCATCCAAGACCTTATCGGTGATTTGCTCCATGTGGCCCACGAAAGAGGCTGGAACACAGCCGAACTAATCCGGCGGGCGGAAGCCAACTTCGTCTATGAAGCTGCACCGGACTATCAAGGCGACTAAGGGAGAGGGGCTTCGGCCCCTCTTTGCTTTTTGGTCGTTTTGGATCACCGCCGCTTTGGATCGACGCGACTTTGGATCGCCCCGGTTTTGGGTTTGGATCATTTCGATTTTCATGATCGCCGCCATTTTGCAGGAGCCCGGACCGACCGACCGAACCAGCCGACCGAGCCCCACGCTCCCCACCAGCAGATGGTTAACGAAACTGACCAATCTGTTAAGGTTAACGCCGGCGGCCGAATCCGTTAAGGAATATGGTTAACAGATTGGCTGATTTTGTTAACCATCAAAGTGGAAATAGTGCTTGACCGAATCAGCGAATCGGTCCATACCCGAATGGTAAATGGTTGGACAGCCAGATCAAGGAACTGGATTGCGATTGGGGCGACCCTGTTTCACCTGAATGCGAATCGCATCTCTATTGAGGGAGCGGGCTTCGGCCCGCCTCTTGGCTGGTAACGGTTTGTTAAGGTTAACGGTCGGCCGGGATTTGTTAACCATCAAAGTGAAAAGTAAGTGGAAAAACTGCTTGACCGAATCGGCTTAGACTGGCACTAACGAATCACCGCAATCAAGCGGACGGAGAAAGACTATGAGCCGACACCAGAAACGCCGCCTTGCCGCCAAGCGTGCGCGCATCGCCATTCTTTCCTCGTGGATCGCAAAGGGCCGCCGCTAATGGCTGGCTTCTGGGATCGCGTGGACACCCTCGAAATGGTGGAACTCTACGCCGAGGACAACGGCCAGATTGCCAGCGAAGAGGAGCTTTCCAAGCGCTTTGACGAAGAAGTGCTTCCCGATGTGATCGCACACTACGGCGAAAACGATTCGGTTGCTATCAATGAAGAATTTAGCAACTGGTCGGACATGCTGTGTAAGGACGGCGAAATTCACCCGGAACAATACAATTCGTATTGCTACGTTGGAAAGCTGGCAGACGACTAAGGCGAGGGGCTTAGGTCCCTCACCAAACTTTTTTTTTTGTAATTAGTGGAAAAAGTGCTTGACCGAATCGGTTGGTTCGCCTAGAAACGAATCAACAGCAACGGAGGCAGTCATGCAGATCAACACCTACCACGTTTACATCAACAACACCTTTTCCGGGATCATCTCGGCGGTGTCTTACCGGCAAGCGCGCCAGCGCGCTAAGGCCAAGGTTTGAGGGGAGGGGCTTCGGCCCCTCTTTCTTTTTGCCCGGTGAAATTTGTTAACCTTAACGAATATGGTTAACAAATTGACGTTTGGGGTTAACTATCAAAGTGGAAAAAGTGCTTGACCGAATCGGTGACTCGTGCGAAAACGAATCATCAATCGGAGACAGATCATGCAAAACATCCGCAAGAATCCCATTGCCGCCTCGCTCGCCAGCGCTCACCTCGCCCCTCGCAAGGTTCGCGCTCGTAAAGGCAAGGGCTCTTTCCGCCGCAACCCCAAGCATCGGGGAGTGGCGGCATGAGCCGCGCTCGCAACACCCTCGACTCCCGCTATAGCGTGCGCCTCGAATGGTGCGGACGTGCGACGCAGCAATGGGTTGCCCGCTTCTGTGGTGATTGGCTCGGATGCGACTCGACCCGCTCGGGCGCTGAGGAAATCGCCCGTCTGTATGAGCGCGACCGCTGGAGCATGGCAGCATGAGCGACCGCATCCGCCCCGTGACTTTCGACTCGGCCCAGATCGAGCCCTTTGCTGCTCGCATCATCGGCATAGCCGCTTCGCAATTCTGTCGCCTCAAAGAGCGCGAGAAAGAGACCGGAGAGAAGTCGGACCCCTTCGACATGGAAGATGCTCTTATGCATCTCTGGTGGGCTCTCAAGGGGCTTGATCACATTGCAATAGCGTTACGCGGCGGCAGGGACTGCGACGACGTGTCAGGCGTTCATTTTTCCATGGTGATGAATGCGGAACACAGCAGGATTCGCCGCCTCATCATGGAAGAACTTGGAGTCGATCCCGGATCGCATCCGCGCTGGAAATGAGGGGCTTCGGCCCCTCTCTTTTTGCCCGGTAACCCCACGTTAAGGTTAACCGATCGGGCGAAGTTGTTAACCATCAAAGTGAAATTGAAGTGGAAAAAGTTCTTGCACGAATCAGCGAATCGCCCTAGACCCGAATCACCGGGCGGCACCTACTGACTGGCAGAGCAGCAGCAAGGCTCGCCCGGTAACTCACACAGGAGACAGGCTATGTTCGAAGTCAAGACCACCCTGCGGACCTACAAGGTCGAAGCCAATCACATCAACGCCGCTTTCATCGCCGCAAACGTGCTGGCAGTGGAAGGCGAAGAAATCCTTTCCGTGGCCTATGCTGGGCCCGTCACGTTCATCATCGTGGAGATCGCGGCATGATCAGCAAGAAAGATGCCATCGCCAAGGCAATCGCGGCTGGAGCCTCGGAGGAGGAAATTGATCGCCAAGCCGCAAACTACGTCCGCCAAGTCGGCACCGTGCCTTTCAACAACATGATTCGGGCTCTCAACATCGGCCCTTGGCACAACACCGTTGACGACTGGACTCGGCTGGCAGCAGCCCTGACCGCGAGGGGATTGGCGCGAAAGCGCTAATTCCTTAACGGAATTGATGAATTTGTTAAGGTTAACGCGAATTAAGAATAAAGTGGAAAAAGTGCTTGACCGAATCAGTTAACCATCCTAGAAACGAATCAACAGCAACGGAGACACACAATGAAGATCAAGATCAAGACCACCGCTCGCTACACCGCAAAGCGCAAAGCCGCCATCATCGCCGATGTGGACAACGGCACCACCACCCTCGAAGACGTTTGCAGCCTGCACAACATCACAAGCGAAGAGTTTGCTGGCTGGCGTAAGTCGCTGGATCGCTCGGGACAGCAGGGGCTTCGGATCACTCGCCTGCAACACTACCGGGCAGCATAAGGGGAGGGGCTTCGGCCCCTTTTCTTTTGGCCTTAACCCAGTGTTAAGGTTAACAGATCAGCCGAATTAGTTAACCAATTAGCTGGAAAAAGTGCTTGACCGAATCAGCGAATCACCTTAGACCCGAATCACAAACAACGGAGACAGACCATGCGTTTTCTTTCTGCAACCCTTATGGCCCTCGGCCTTTTAGCTGGTTATGGTGCTTTCTACATGACAGCGAACATTGACCTAACCCCGCTCGCCCCTGAGGCCCGGACCGTCACCCAGATGCTCTTTAACGCCCTTGCTATGTGCGGGCTTTGCCTGCCCGCCTTGTCGATGCTGGCGCTGCACGACGACGCAAACTTGCGCCGCCAGTATCCCCACCGCTATCGCAAGAATCGCCGCTAATGGAAACGCTGGCAGAATATCGCCACAAGCGCGACCGGGCAATCGTTCAACGCCGCATGGGCGAAGAGCGCCGCCGCCACGTCAATCAATGCGTGGCTGACATCATCGCACAAGGTAAGATGGAAGAGCGCCGCCAGACCATCCGCCGGGAGGAAGATCAATGACAGACCGCCGATTCGTTATCGTGGAAAACGCCGGATATGAAGGCGAAAAAGACATCACCCACTTTCTCACCTTGCGGGAGGCATTCGCCTATCAGCGCGGCCATTATGAGCCGGACGAGATCGAAGAATTGCACGTCGATATTCGCCAAGACTGGACGGACGAAAACGGCGATTTTCATCAGGAATATGTCTATTAGGTGGAAAAAGTGCTTGACCGAATCGATGGACTATGCGAAAACGAATCATCGAAACGGAGACAAGCAAATGACCACCATCCTGATCCTCGCAATCGCCTTCCTGATCACCGCCACCGTGGCAATCATCAAGGCCCGCGCCGAACTCGCCGCTCACGCCGCCGAACAGGCAAGCAAGCATATCCCCAACCCAACCGAATACACCGGCCCGCGCTTCACCGCACATGGCCGGGAAATCCAACAGACCGGACGCCGGATCATCTGAGAAAGGGGCGGGAGAAATCCCGCCCTTTTCTTTGTCTGGTAACCGGGTGTTAAGGTTAACAAAACGGTTAAATTCGTTAACCATCAAAGTGGAAAAAATGCTTGACCGAATCGGCTGGTATGTTTAGACCCGAATCACTGGAAACGGAGACAGACCATGAGCAATTCCACCGAACAAGCAATGGCCGCCGACCTCGACCTTTGCGACATGATCCTTGCATTCGGAACGCCTGCCGCCAAGCGCAAGGCCCGCGCCCACCGCAAGGCTTGTTTCGCAGAAATCGCCCGGATGAACGCCGAGTCTGGGACTGACAAGCTGAGCGATGATGAATTACTCGCCGAATTGATGGCCTGACAGGAACCGGCCCCTGACAACAGGGGCCGGGACCCTAATTCACTGAGAAAAGGGGCCGGGCTCCAAAATCGTAAATTCAGGTTAACCTTAACCGATCGGCCGAAATCGTTAACCATCAAAGTGGAAAAAGTGCTTGACCGAATCGGCTGGCGCGTTTAGACCCGAATCACTGGAAACGGAGCCAGACCATGGAAAGATTCGAACTGACAGGCTCGGGCATCAGCGACGGGCAGAATCCGGAAAAACTGCTTGCCGCCGCGAAAAAGTGCGGCCTTCACAATCCCCGACTCGCCTATCACTTCGGCTGGTCGAATCAGCCGAAAACGATTCGTTTCAGCGCTGAAAGCTGGGAAGCTGCCGATAAGGTCGCCGATCTGGTGCGAACCGAATTTTACCCGGAAAATGCCGAGGGCCGTTTGTGCCCGATGATTCGGGCCTATCCGGTGAAAGCCCCGGAAGCCTGATCCCGGAAAAGCCCGATTCGCCGAATCGGGCTTTTTCTTTGGCGGTAATCTCTGGTTAACCTTAATAAAACGGCGAAATTCGTTAACCCTAAAAATCGGGATTTTCTGGAAAAAGTGCTTGACCGAATCGGCCTTTTCTGGAAAAACCGAATCACCGCAAACGGAGAAATGACATGATCACCATGGAAGCGATTATCGGGGGCCTTATTTCGGGGTTCGCTGTGCGCCTCTATGGTGCAGGACTGGCGCTCTATGTGGGCCTGTGTGCGAGCGACCTTATCAGCAGCACCCTTGCCAGCGCCACGGCTACCCTAGACACCCTACCCTAACCTACTCTGTCCTGCCCGGCCTAGGCTGTGTGCGCGGCTCTCGGCTGCTATGGATCAAGGTCATTTTAGGTATGCGTGCGTGTGCGCGTGCGTGCGTGTGCGCCTGTGCGTGCGCCTGTGCGGGCGCGTGCGCCTGCGGGTGTGCGCGCCTGCGTGTGTGTGTGCATGTGTGCGCGTGCCTGCCTAGGCGCGCACGAGGTGGAAAAACAAACTCACAAACTAATTCATTTTGTTATTGATTTGGTAACGAATCCCTGCGATAAAGGGACATCGAAAGCGAACGGAGACAAGACCATGTTCAAGATCATTGACACCGCAAACAACAGCGAATGCCTTGGTAGCTATGAAACCCGCGCTGGGGCAGACTACGGGCTCGGCATGGTAGCTTGTGGACGTGGTAACGACTCGGGCTTGCGTATCGTCAACCAAATGACTCATTGCGTAGAAGTGCCCGCCACGTTCTAAGTAGTGGAAAAACAAACTAACAAAATAATTCATTTTGTTATTGATTTGGTAACGAATCCCTGCGATAAAGGGACATCGAAAGCGAACGGAGAAACAACATGACCAACCTGATCCCCACCTTCCGCGTTTACAAGAACAAGGTCCTTGTCGGCACCGTGTCGGCAACCACCGAACAGCAGGCCCATGCCCGCGCATACGGCAAGTATGGCCGCTGCGAAGTCATGAAGGCTGACATGGAGCGCCGCCTTAGCACTAGCGGCCGTGTGGAGCGCGCTGACAGCAGCTTCACCCATGGCCGCAGCCCCTACCCCACCCCCGGCTTTGAGGCACGCCGTGCCGCTGAAATCGCCCGCTGGAAAGCGGGCGAATAAGCCCACCTTAACAAACGTTAACCTAAACGAAGGGCGAGTCGAGTGATCGACTCGCCCTTCCGATTCGCGTGCGAATCGAATCGATTCGTTCCTTTGCGAAAAAATTTGACCCCCTAGGGGACCCAAAGGGGTTTACCCCCACCTGAAAAAATCGGCCCTCTTAGCTCCTACATGAATCAAAACAGGTAGACATTCTCATATAGCTGTGCTAGTATCCCTGTCCATGGTCAACTAAGATCATGCAGCAAGTGGAGGGGGACCCAACGACCCTCCCATCACGCCCAACTCCCAACAAAACCACCCGTATATTATATATTTTTTCATCACGCCCACTAAAGCTTTGATCCCCTCATCACTCCCATCTCGGCAAACCGGCGAACCGGCAAACCGACCAAAATGGTGACATGACGATCCGGTAATAGCCGTCGTGATGATATGTATTTTTGCGACCCACCGGGGGACCCAAAGGAGGGGGACCCATCGCCGGGGGACCCCGATGGCGATACACCGCCATTATTACGTGACAGTGATGCACCTTAGCTGTGATGCAGTGGTGTCTTCCTGACGGATGCCTATCTTCCCCACCAAAATGATTGGACCCAATACCCGTGGCCCACAAGAAGAAGCAGATTTTCTTTCCC